CTGCTGTGTCGCTATGCAGAACTGTATCGGTAAGAACTTGGATTGCTCCAACGCTTGTTAGATTGCTTGTTAAGTTTCCAGTAGCCAGTATTTGTGAGCCAGCTGATGAGAATTCTAGGGTATTATTTCGTGAACTTGCCATGTTGGGTATTATAACAGATTAAATTGATCGGGATTGACTAGATACGTGAGTACTGAACTTACGAAGAACATTGGTATTATTCATATTGTTTACTTTCTCAAGCTCAATAGATAGGTAGTTCTGGGCAACTGTTTCTTCTGCAATGCCTTCTTCTGTTTTTCCTTCTATTCGAAGAAGATCAGCGTACACTCCGTGCGCTATAAAGAAGAACCATTCTCTTGGAATTGTGCTATCCGTAGCTATAGCTACGAACTCTTTTTTATAGGTTGCGAAAGCAGAGCCAGAATCAGTCGGAAAAACATTCATCAAGTTCGCTCCTCTGTCGTCCACGTAAAATTCGTATTCAGCAGTTGAGTTATTGAGAAGCGGTCTATTTCTATGAACTCGCACAAACTCCATTATTGACTCCAGGTCAAAAACTACAGGAGCTGGATTTAGTGCATTAGATATTGCCCAGGACGACTCAGTTGGAAGTGCTGCACTTCCGTTCATGTACAAATTAGTGCTAGCAGTAGGTGTTTCTTTTATTATCTTCCAGGTGCTTGGCTTGTACAATGCATAAGCTTCGTCAGGAGTATCAACAAATGTAACACCAGAAAAACCAGTCTGCCAGGGCAGTAGCTTTTCGCTTGCGTGATTAGCTTCGGAAGATCCTGTCGATATATCGTATAAATCCCATCGGTTACTGTCGTGCTTATAGACCATAACCTTGTTAGGGTTTGTTTGATTTACCCAAACCCCCTTGTCGTAGTCACCCCCTAAGTCGTAAGATGAATCTAGCTTATAGGTTCCTACGTAATCTGTATTTGCGGCATAAACTGATATTTTAAACGACAACGTATTGCCGTCTTTTAGATAAAGGGCTACTGATTCATGCTCTCCTGCGCTTTGATAAAGTCCGTTGGCAGCGTCATGGCCAGCTCCAATTACATTGAAGCCGTCTTCATCGTAAGGGATAACTTGGTTCGCAATTATAGTGCGAGGCTCTCCAGTAACAAGGTATCTAGGCCAGCTAGGGCTTGTCTGATACGCTTCGTACGCCCTATTATTGACTAGTTGCAGTACCGCTGTCTGCTCTACGGCAGCGAGGTTCCCAGCCCCGAACTTGGATTCGATGAGCGATAATAGTTCTGCGTATGTTTTATTTGTTACTGCCATTCTAAGCCTTATTCGGGGACATTTCTGGGAACTTCTTGTTGTAGTATTTTAAAAATTCTTTAGAATGTACGGTGTCGTGTCCGTACTTCTTTGTTAGCCTGAAGAAATCTCTGGCTGGGATTGTAGCAACGCATTTACCTAAGGACGGATGCGTCTTGCCTACGTGTTGTTTTGCTTCCTTCGCTGCTATATCTGTGCGTTGTTTTTCTCTCTTTACCTCAAGCTTGTAGCCATTGGTAATTTCACGCATGAATGCTCTATCGACTTCTCCATCGGAGTAGCGAGGAATGTTGGGAATGATTATATCCATTTAAAAAAAGGTGGGGGGCCGAAGCCCCCCGACCAGAATTTAATTAAGCTTGCGAAAATCGACCTAAGTCAAGGATACGGAATCCAATAACTAGCTCGCCAGCAGTAGCACTAGAGATGTCTGCATCAGTAATTTTGATGTAGACTGGTTTGTCAGCAGCGGTATTAGAACCAGTAACAACAAGACCTTCTCCAGATGCGACAGCAGCAGCAGTACCGATGATTGATTCACCACCAGTTGATGCTTGTGACCCAGCTTGAAGAACGCCTACAGTAGCAGCACCAATGTCGAGAGCATTGAAATACTCGTCTGGGTCGCCAATGGTTGTTCCGACATTAATAACAGTATCAGCAGTAAATCCAGCAACTGTCTTAGAGCAATATACTCCAAGTAGTGCTTGGTTAGCACCGAGGTTAAGGATTTGCTTAGTACCGCCATTGCCAATATCAATGAGGTCTGCACTATTTAATACAACAGCGTGAGTAAAATCACCGCTTGTTTCGTTTACAGTAAGTTTTGACATAATAATTTATCTCCTTGGTTAATAATTAGTTTCTGATCTTACCGTGCGCACCAGGGTGGTACACAAGAGAAGTAAGAGCGCAATCAACATAACCGCGTTCACCTGCACCAAGATTTGGAAGGCGAGTGCTTCCCATTGGGATAAGCTCGGAAACACCGAAGTACTCAGGGTTGATGAGGTATCCAGCATTTTTGTTGGTTGTGTCAGGAGAGCAGTCAGGGTTCATGTTAACGATGGAAACCATGCCGTGGTCACTTTGGTACATTTCGACCGAAAGAGTGATTTGAGCTTCGTTACCATTGTAGTTAACAGAGCGAACGCCAGCGTTTGCAGCGTTTCCTTCGAAACCTGTACGAGCGAAGTCGCTAACCTTACGTCTAAGAGCAGTATCTGCAACAAGAGTCAATGACTCTGTATTTCCGCTTACGCGGAAGATGCTTGTGATAAGCTCGTTGAGGTCACCTTCTGTGAACGCACCAGAACCTGGAGCGTGAACACTGCCTGTAGGAGTGCGGTAGTCGCTAGGAACAGGATTGGTTGCTTGCGCACCATTCTGGATCCATTTGCCAAGGCCACGAAGACCGTAAGCTGTGCCAGCACCGTTTTCTACTGTCATTTCTTCGTCAGAGATAAGAGTAGCTTCAACGTCACGTTTTAGTTCGCGGATTGCTTTAGCTTCAGCTTGAGCAACTTTAGCAGGGCCAACTGAGTCAACAGCTTCCTGAAGGTCAGAAACAAGGTAGTCTCTGCGGAACTTCTGGATGTAGTTGCCAAGTCTAGCGCGAGAAGCGAACTTGTCTGTGAATGCAGTAACATCGCTGCCTTCAGCTACACCAGCTGTGCTTACGTCAGCAAGACCGTCAACAGTCCATTCAACGAAAGTAGAGCTTGCGCGTTGCTTAGAAGCAGAGGAAAGAACAGGAGTTTCTTCAGGAGCAAGGATTGTCAAGACATCTGTCAAGTCCTCGCGATTAGATACTGATGAACCCTGTCCAGAAACAGCACTAGGTGCTGGAGAAAAGGTATTTGAAATAGACATTTTAAATAAGTTTTAAATAAGTTTTATTGAGATAATTGTAAGGTTCGCATACGAATGAAGTCATTCTTTGAACCGTTCTTCTTGAATTGATTAGACGCATTTTGAAGATTCTTCAGAGCAGCAGGAGCCTGCCGTTCTGATTTAGCAGATCCAGGTGTACCAGAAGGGGGATTCAATCTCGCAGAACGAGAAGGAGTACCTTCTTTTACTAGCTTCCTCCCGTACATACTGTTCGCTGCATGCGCCAGTAAATAAGGTAGTTGAGCAGCTACTTCAGGATCGAACTTGTCCAGACCTTGCAGTCTTGAGTCATTCAGCATTCCCTCGTATTTTTCCTTGATATCGCCTTCTTCCTTCATCCAGCTGAACTCTTTCTCCGCCTTCTCCTGCAATGAAGTCTTGGACTTCTCTGCATTTTCAATGCGTTGAATCTTTTTCAACTGCGCTGGAATAAACTTCTTCTCAGCTTTACGAGCTTTTTGCAGATGCTTTCTTACATCAGCCTTGGTAAGTTCTTTACCTTCAACCTCTGTAATTACGTCATCCGCTGAATAACCGTCACTATCAAATATCAAATCTTCAGCCCATTCAATAACCTGTTCAACTTCGGAAGCTACATTTTGTAACTCCTCGACTGAAGAAAGTTCTCTGTATGGGTTTTCTGAATCCTTGACTTCTGGAGCGACTTGACTAGACATCTCTGTCTTGATCTTTTCGAGTTCGGCTTCAGCAGCTTTTCTTTTAGCTGTGAGTTCACCGAATCTAGCAACTGCACGACTACCCAACTTGTCGGATAACTCACGCAGTTCCTCTTCAGTCATATCATCTAATTCAATCTGGGAAAGAACGTCTTGTTCTTCAGTACCTTCTTCAACTTCCGCGGTTTCCTCTTCGGCTTCAGATGCTACAGCTTCTTCCTGAATTTCTTCAGGCTGCTCAACTTCGTTCGTTTCCGAACCAAGAATCTGACTCTCCTCAGGGACTTCCTCCGCTTGTGCAGGGGCAGGGGTTAATTCCTGCTTCCTTCGCTCTGCGAATGCTGATACTGACATGTTTGTCGCTTGCTTTGGTTCAGCTGCAGCGGTAGCTGTTTCTTGACTTTCACTCATAATATAACGCTTTTTGCGCCAGCGATGGCGATAAGGCATTATAGCACTAGTTTTTGGTCAACTATATCTGAGGGAATCTTTTTTGCAGAGTCTCCCAATCGCAAAGACGAATAATCTCGTCATATGCCAGGATCTTGCCTGCAGTCTGCTGTACAACGTCAATGTCTGCGCCCTGCAAATGACTGATTGTTTCTTCTCTCAGTCTCTGTATTTCTTGAACAACTCTACCGAAGTGTTCATGCCTGTGCAATATCTGTATGTCTTCTTGTAGATTCATTACATTTGTTGTGTTTGCATTTGTCCTACAGAAGCTGCTCTAGTTCCTAGTTTACCAAACTCTGATCCATTGATCATTTGTTGTTCCTGGAATGTGTACTGAGCTGCGTACTTCTGTAGTCTCTGCTGGAAGCCTTGATCCTGCTGCAGTCTAGCTGCAATGTCAGGCTGCTGAGTGTACTGCTGGAGTATCTGCGCTGCAATCTGACCACCATTAGGTCTAGCAGGCATTTCTATTCCAGCGAAAATCTTGGATAAGTCATCAAGTATCTGCTTCTGAATCTCTTCAGCTCCGCTCTGCGCTTCCTGCATGATACTGTCAGCAAGGATAGGATCGATTGATCCAGCTGCAGCCATCAAGAGACTGTCCACGTTGATTCTACCATTGCGATCCAATGAAACAAGCTCCACTAGTTGCTTTAACTTGGCCTCCTGTGTCTTGGGGTCGTTGTTTACTGCGTCATAAGAAACTGTAATGTCATAGTTCTCGTCAGGGTTTCCCTTGGAGAATACTTGAGGGTCTGGTACTCCAGTTACCCTGAAGAACATTTCGTCAGGGCCGAAGCGCTGAAAACATGTAAAGCACATACGCATTACTTCAGAGCAATGCTGCAGGAACTTGTCAACGAGGAACTGCTGCCTAACCTTAGAGATTGAACTATCTTCGTCCAGTCCAGTAAGTCTATCAGCTTGGTCTTGCTGGTTCTTCTCCATCTCAATGCTACTTTCAACAGAAGTAGCTGGCGGAACGTCACCAAATTCGTAGTCGTCCTTCCTTCTTCTTGGGATATAACGCCCTGGCCCCCAATCCATAGGAGGCTGATTTACTGGATGCATTATCGGTGGAAGCGTAGTAATGCTATTCCTGTCTATACGTGTATCCCTTTCAACTTTTACCTGCTGCTGAATACCTTTTAGCAATCCTGGGATTGTAGTGGTATCGTACAGTCTTTTACTGTCCTCGGACAGTCTAGTTACGACTACTGGATAATCATCATATCCATTCAATAATTCAAACTTAGCGTAATCCTGTTGAGTTTCAGAAGTGAAATCTCTATGAAATACTGTGCAATAAATGCCTTCTGCTGCGTCATCTGGATCCACAAGGCGCTGATAGCAATGAACAATCTCTATAAGCTCTTCTGCTTCGTAGGAACTATCCTTATAAGAATTGCTTCTACGGTCTTCTTGTTCTGTTTCAACGCTATCAATGTTTACTCCTCTGAATTTTTCAATTACATAATCAACAAATCCTTCGTCCCAGCCTTCAGTAATGACCTTGTTCTCCAGTTCCTGAGCTGTGTAGTATGTTCTCCAGAAGCAGTAAGGCGCTCTCTGGGGATCAGTAACATAGCTAGGGAAGAAGAAGTCACCGTCAGGCGCAAGAGTCTTCAACTCAGGTGCATCAATCTTTCTGCGAACTGTAGGAAGCTCTGCTTCTCCAGTCCTGCGCAAATCCTTCAGAGCCTTCTTTGCTCTCTTGTCGGTTACTCCGTCAAAAGCAATTTTGATTTGCTGGAGAATCTGCTCGTCATCATCCATATCAAAGAGTTCACCAAACTCTGGAGCTATTTGCATTATCTGCTCCATGTTCAACCTCTGCACAACTCTACGATCTTCTCTGTTCCAGCCTACGTAACTAATCAATATACCTCTTTCTAAGAAGTAATTAGCAGCCAGTTCCATTTCCTTGTTGAAGCGCGGAATATAGCCAGACGATACCATCCATTTCAGAAAGCTACT